TTTAATATCTTCACACATTACAGATACGGCAGCTACTTTAAGACCAAGATCATTTAATACCTTAGCATATTTACGTCTTTGGCATCCATCATCTTCAACGGCTGTACCACCTGCTACAGATATAATACCACCTGATACTGCTCCAGTTACAGGTACTACACATAAGTCTTGAGAATATGCTGATATAGAAGGAGCTATAGCTGTAGGTACTGGCATACCTCGTTGTTCAATAATTGTTCTAGTCTCAGCATGAGCTTTATTAACTATCATTGTTGATACAACAATACTACCAAATCCTAATATAATAGTCCAAAGAAGTTTATTAAGAACAGCTTCTATTTTGTCTATACGAGCATGAATATTAGCATACCTTTCGGCACACAGCTCTTCATGGGAGTTTAGTCGTTGTTCTACTTCTTTAGGAGTTGTCATATTAGTATTCAATCCATCCTGTGATTATATATTTGTCTCCACCAATAGGTGGGTTTCCTCTGTGTGTATGAGTAAATGCTGCAGGAAATATTACTATATCTCCCTGTTGTGGTTTGTATCTATACTGTTGATAAAGAAACTCTGTTTCTCCTGCTTCAAAAGTATCATTAAGATAAACAGTCCATGTTAAAATTCTTCCTGCATTTCCATTATGAGCATGTTCACAATGCCAAACATGATAACCTTCACCAGGTTTAGTCTTTTGTATTTTAGAACAATAAGATCCATGAGGAGGTAAAGTACTTAATATACTATACTTATCAGCATATTGTTTATAAGCAGTATTCCATAGTTCTTCATTAAGTTTTTTAATTAAATCTTGATCTATAGCATCAGATCTTATTTGACTTGGATAAAATAAATGATTATCATCTTTATGTAATTTATGGGCTCCTTCACCTTTTTGTCTATTTTCAGTAAATCCCATTTCTTCTGCTTTATTAAATTGTTCTATAACAGCATTACAAAAGTTAGGTGTTAAAACTTGTTTATATATCTCTATAAAATTATCCATTATTTATCTTTCATTTTAATTATAATATTAATTACTTTTCTAATTAAAGTATCTTTAGGTAACGATGCAGTATGTTTAAGATTAGAATCAAATATAACATATTTACCTTGTTCAGGAGCTACATAATAAGTTTCTTTATCATATATTATTGTATCTCCTTCTGAATCATTAAGATAAATTAAAATACTTTTATATCCTTTATCATCTTTATCAGTGTGAATATTATCATAGTTCTCACAGTTTAAATGATTTAATAATAAATTAATTTGTATTCTATCAATAAACTTATATTCTATATTATGTTTATTACATATAGTATTTAATATATTTAATACATAATCAAAAAGCTCAGGAGTAGAATTAATTTTTCTATCTTTTTCATATATTAAATGTGTAAATACAGGAAAGCTTTTTTTACCATATCCTATTGAGTCTTTTATAAAAAACCAAGGAAAATCTCTTCTTGTTTCAGTTAATTCATCTAATGGTTTTATAAAACTTTTATCTAAGTAATCTAATATCATTTAAAATATGGTCCGACTAACCATGTTACAGCACTGTATCTTATACCTTTTGTAACTGGTTCTACACCATGTACCATATAACTAGGAAATATTAATACTGTTCCTTTTTCTTGAGGTGGATAAATTAAATTACCATCTGAATTTAAAAAGAACTTACCTCCTTCATAATCATCATTAAGAAAAGCTAATGCTGTTAACTTTCTTGTTTCATCACTATGTGCATGAAATGTATCTACATGAGGATTGTAATGTCCATCAGGTTTATAAATTAATAACTCAGTTTGATTTGCATGAGTAATATTATATTTCCACCAATAATGATTAGCATTTAATCCTGTTGCAGTAAGTGTTGCTCCTATACCTACATTCTGTGGGAGCATTACTCTTTCTACATCACGAATGTTTCTATCAATTTTTTCAAAATTACCACCAATATAAGGAAGTTCTTTATCTATTGAATCTTGTGAATATGTTTCAATTAGTTTACTACATCCTTCATTTGAAATATGATTTGGAAATACAGCAACATTTGTTATTGTTTCATAAGTAGGATTATTTTTATTTATTCCTAAACATTTTCTACCATCATACTTTTGATCTGCATGAGGACCATCTGCATCTACATAATGTAAAAATACTTGAGCCTGCCATTTACCTTCAGTGTACTTTTCTCTCCAATGTTCTAGATCCATTCCACGATATAATACAGCATCACCTACTTTCATATCGACTTTATTACCTGCCATAAAGATAGACCACACATCTCCTTCAAAACCTAAAGTAACTGTTGCTGATATTTCACAAGCAGGTCTATCAGTATGTTTCTTTAGTTCTTCACCAGGTTTATATAACCTAGCATAAGAGTAAGTAGGATATAACTTTTTACCACAAGCTTTTTCAAAATGAGGTAATAAATCTAAAAGTAATTGATCAAAAGTTTCATTACCATGTATTGCTTCAGATGTAGGACACTGTTCATCATGATGTGTTTTCTTTTGATCTACTAAATCTTTTAAAACTTTTGTTAACTTTTTACAATTATCTTTCTTAAGAAAATCTTTTAAATGGACATATCCATTTTTATCAAAATCGTTGGTCACGATTATCCTTTCTAATATTTATTTATAATACTTGTACTTTAAACCAAGACTCTGTGTCCCAGTTCCATTCGTATGCTTCTGTTGGGTTACCTTCTGCATCAACAGTTAAATTACCTGCTGTAGATTGATCTACTGTATGAGGTAGTTTTTTAAATTCAGATGTTGATGGTTTCCACCAATAATTCCCTTGAGTAACAAAATCTGGACACTCTTTCCATTCTAAAGAAGAATGTACTTCAAATTCATTACCTGTTTCCACTATTTCTAATACTCTATTACCATTATCACCATCAAGTTCAATAGTACTTACCAATGCTTTTTTAGTCATCATTTACTCCTTTCTTATTCCCACCATTCAACAACAACACCACCTTTAGAAGCTGGTAATGATATAGCATTAGGAGCTCCTCCTGTAGATCCTGCATTTCCTACAGTAACAGCTACTGGACCTGGTACACTAGCAGCATCTAAATATTCAATAGCTGTTCCTCCTGCTCCACCACTATTCTCACCTCCATAAGTTCCTGCACCAAATCCAGATCCAGGTATTCTTCTAGCAGGTGGAGAGGGAGCCCATAAAATTCCTGTTGAAAAAGTCACAGCAGAAGGTCCCATTCCTAAAGTTGTACCAGAACCAATATGATTAGTATTTCCATAGAAATTCATAGTACCACCAGATCCTACTCCAGGAGTAGTCGCATTTGTAGGAAAGGTTAAACCATTTCCACCAGTAGCACTAGAAAAAGCACCAAAAGATGAAGTTCCACCAGGATTTCCATTACTGTTATAAGCGTATCCTCCACCACCACCAATAACTGTAGTTTTTAATGAAGAGACATTAGAAGGTTTTGTCCATGTACCTGGGTTATTAAAAACTTCCATGTGATAAGTGCCACCACCCCCTGCTGCAGCCCATGTACCTGCACCACTTAAGAATGTATTAGCATCAGCAGTACCTGTTGCAGAAACTTTAGCAGTAGTTACTGAAGAATCAGCTAAAGCTGTTGTATCTACAGAACCTGGAGCATAGTGTTCAGTATCAATAGAATCTGCTACAATATGTTCTGAGTCGATTGCATCATCAGCAATCTTAGTTCCGTCAACTGCATCTGCACCTAACTTAGCGTTAGTAACAGATCCGTCTGTAATTTGTGAAGTACCTACTGCAGATAAAGTAGCTAATGCTCCTAAACCTAAGTTAGATTCTACAAGTGCTGAGATTTGAGCACCTGTAACTTTCTTACTGGTACCTGCTTCGTTTATTTCAAACTCATTGGCATCTGCTGCTACCGATGCTGCTGTTAAGTCTGAGATTTTAATGTTTGCCATAGTTTAATAACTCCTCTTCCAAGCTCCGTTAGTGTGTTTATAGATTTTTAAATTTTGAGTCCAAGCTCCATTCCATTTTACATTTGGAATAAATGTTTTCCAAGTTCCTGCATCTTTGTAATACGGCTGAGAACTAAAGAATGTTTTACTTGGATTACCTACTATAGTAGCAAATATGATATTACCATAAGCTGCTATAGCTGTTCTAGTATCAGTACCATTTTCTAGTACACGAATATCTCCTGCTTCAGTAATACGTGTCACTTCATCTGTACCTGACGTAATACTACCGAATAATGTTTTAAGTCCTACACTTGCTTTTGAACCTGTTGCATTTAAAGGTGATTCACCAAAACATGTTCGTAAACTATCTACAGGAGCCATTGTACCTGTAGCTGCCATAGGAACTTCAGCTAGTAATAAATTTAAACCTTCTGCTGCTATCGTAGCAGTAGCTGTTAAACTAGCTTGATCTACAAATGTTCCTTCACCTGCAGTAAGTTTAGAACCTGCTCCTGCTAAACTAGCAGATCCAAACGTACTGATATTAATTGTACTGGTTACACTACCAGAAGCTGAAAGACTTGCATCTGGTATTTCAAAACCAAATGTTGTTCTAATAATTCCATCTTCTGTAACTCTGGTATCGTTAGCATTTGTTGCTCTGATACCTGCAGGAACTATCGCATAATCTTCACTTACACGTGATTCACCTGTTTCTGATATACGTAGATCATCAGATTCGGTATGTCGATAGGACCCTGTAATAGCCATTGATTATCCTTACGCTATAGTAAGATCAATGTTACCAGTTGAAAACTGTAATGTATCTCCGTCTGCTACTGTTTTAGATGCTGTCATCACACCATGCCATAATAGGTTACCACCTGATGAAGCATCATGAATACCAATGTGAGTAATAGTACCCCAGTCACCACCTGCTGCAGTAAATGTAATATCACCTGTGTTAGATGTTGTACCACCTGGTGACGTTGCTGCTGCAAAGGTTACTGCTTGTCTAGAGTATCCACTACCTGATACTTCTGTACCACCACCTGAATCACTAGGTGCTGCAGTGTATAATGCTACATACCAAGCTGTAGGTCTTGTAGCAGTGCCTGTTGTCATTAACCAATCTAACAACAGAGCTTCTGAATGATCCGATAAAGCTGCCATTTATTCTTTCTCCTGTTAAGTTATTTTAAACCAAATATCACCATCACTACCTCCTGAAGGTGAAGCTGTGCTAACAGTAACACTCTGGGTGATACTGGTATAATTGTTGTAGACAGTATTCATTTGTGCTAAATAGTCTACACCATTGACTGTTAAACTTGTTGCTGATAGACCTCCTACATTTAAGAGATCATTGTTGTTCATATCAAGATCATTCAGCATCTGGTTAGGTTCACCAGATGGATTGTTTCGATATAATACATTATTATTAAATTCGTCTTCAATAGCATTAAACGAAGCATTTAATGCTGCTGCTGAAGCATAACCTGCTGTAATGTCACTGAGTGTAACTTTAGCCACTATTTGTCTCCTACGACTTTAAGACCTATTCGTTCTAGGTCAGATTGAAATTCCTTCCTAAGTTTTGTATCAGCTTTAAGTTCTCGTTCTACTTCTTCTTTAGAAGGACGACCTCTCTTCTGTACGTAACCCTTTTCAACTAGATACTTAGAAGCTTGTACTCCTTTAGCATCATTATCCCTAGAAGCATGTATTAATGCTTTTAGTCCTAAAGCTTTCAGACGAATATCTAATTCATCTCTCCAAGCTTGGATCATGTTCTTGATGTCTGGTATTGTGTCGTTAGCTAATTTATTCCAGTGATCCCATGATCCTAGAACCTCCATAGCAAACTCGTATTCATATCCTGGAATGTGATCGTATGCCATGTATAGTTTCTTCATAGAAACATACTTAACACCATCACGTTCTATATCCTCATCCTTGGTCGTAAAGACAGGGGGATACTTGTTAGTATCCACCCCATGCCTTAGTTCCCAGAAAAGGGATTGAGTGCGATAACGACCTAAGTCGTCTTTTAGATTTTTAGTTTTCATAAGATATATTAATACTCTCTACATAAATATTATACCACACTATGTTAAAAAAGTCAATACCTATATGAACATTTCTTTAGAGTATACTATCCCCCTCTACCATATTTGTCAGTGAACAGTTATTAGTTACCAGTGTTAGTTACTAGTTACTAAGTATTCACTTAACTAATACAAATATTTTACCATATTTATTAAGAAAAGTCAATAGTTTTACTGATTAATTTTATTTATCACAGTGAACACTACCTCTTAGTAGCGAAGCTATGCGAGAGGTCGCACTTGCCTCGAGCACTTTTTTTAGTTCAGTCCCCCTATATTGATAATTTCTATGAGATATTTTTTTCTTGTAATGCAATTAGTATACAGTGGGGGTAGTTCCCCCTTAGTGGGGGAGTGATATACTGATAAATAATACTTATCACATACTTAGTT